GAGTTATAGGACATTTCGTGTTGGTTTTAGTGGCGATGAAGCTAGTTTTTATCTGGCTTCATCGCCATTTTAAGTTGTTTGGATAAACTTGTAGGGTGGACAAAACGTGTTGGTAAAAAGACTGAAATCCCTTGCTATTACTGAGCTTAATGGGGTTATATCTTCTTAAAAACACCTTAGTTTTTAGGAGGATATAATTATGCTAGTTAGATGTATAAACTGTGGATTCCCCTGTCAGAAGTATGGGAAAACCTCGGCCGGTACGCAACGTTGGTACTGTACTGCTTGCCACATATCCTTTGTGAATAAAATAGATAATACAACTAAGCAGTTAAAAGAGTTTCTAACATGGCTATTTAGTAAAACAACGCAGCAAGAATTACCGGGTAAAGGCCGAACCTTTAGAAGAAATACCGCAAAGTTTTGGGATATTTGGCCTATGCCGCCTAAAGTAGAAGAACGAAGAGATATTGTGTTTGTAGACGGTATTTATCTTGCACGAAAAGCTTGTGTTCTTATTTGCTATGACGGGATTCATGTGCTTGGGTGGTATGTATGCCGCTATGAATATGCTCGAGCTTGGGAAGCTCTGCTACGCCGTATTACAAGTCCTACTGTGGTTATATCCGATGGAGGTCCCGGGTTTAGAAAGGCTATGCGTAAAGTATGGCCGTCTACCAAACTTCAGCGTTGTACCTTTCATGCTTTTTGCCAGGTACGGCGCTATACAACGACTAGACCTAAGACGTTAGCGGGAATAGTACTATACCAATTAGCCAAAGACTTAATGCATATACATAATGATGAAGAAGCTAGGGCTTGGATATTGAGATTATCCCAGTGGGAAATTACTTTTAAAGACTTTTTAAATGAAATGACGAAAGATGATCAGGGAAATACCAGGCCTACTCATGAACGGTTACTAAAAGGGTACTATTCTCTTGTTAGACTAGTGACGACGAAGACCTTATTTACTTATTTGGATGAAAAGGTTGTTCCATCGCACCCGTGCCCGGCCACGAATAATCCCATAGAAGGCGGGGTGAATGCTCAGCTGAGAGCGTTAATTCGTAACCATAGGGGGCTATCCATTGATAGACGAATAAAAGCGGTTTTCTGGTGGTGCTATATGCACTCGCCGAAACCGCTTTCAGCCACTGAAATACTTAAGGTCATGCCAACGGATACAAGTATTTCAAAGATATATAAAAATATGAATGAGAAAAAACAATTAGAAGGAATTCTACCGACATGGGGCGATGCCATTGTTTGGGGTGATTTGCATAACTATGACAAATCCTTCTCGACAAATTGGGACTAAGCGACCAACACATTTTGTCCTATAAGCCTAAATTGGGGAAAGACTCGATTTAGTTGGGGGGAATTTAATTCAAACGCCCAACTTCCAGAACCGTCATTTTTATCAAAAATATGCAGATGATTACCGCTAATTTTTGTATTGTCAGGATTCTTGTGCGGTTTATTATCGAGATCTAGCCTCAAAAGTATGTAGGAATCTCGCAATCTGTTTTGCAATGTGTAACGAGTCTTTATTTCACTTTTTCGATTAATATCTAGCAGGTATCTATTCCTATTGTTCCAAGAAATCAAATCTAGTGAAACGCACCCTTTACAAGGGAAATCGATTACAGTAGACGTAAAATGTTTACTTTCTCTTAACATGCCTAACAGTTCTTCGTGTTCTTCTGTAAGCATATTTATTATATCCATTCACAAACCTCCTAAAATATTTTTATATTTTAAAATTTCCCTCTATACCACATGATAGTAAAACTCGACGTCTTCGGCGACTTTATCGGGAACAATATTGCTTCGGCGAATCATCTCTTCGATCATACTGGCTTGCATATCTTTTCCGAAATCGTCGCCAACAATGTGACCAAGCTCATGTAGAACTTCCTTTTTCGCCTGTTCTTGAGATAATGACTTGTTGACGATAATGGAATAGCTGCCGTCGGCGTTTGCCGTTGCGGAAGCCTTGGCGTGCGGGATAGAAGCGAAAATTATATTAATCGTCATGTACTTTATTTTCTTCCTTCATTTTTAAGAATTTGATGAAATTATATGCTTCTTGCATTTGTTCCCTCGTCAAATTACGGCTGCTGCTAAAGAGAACTCTTAAATCCGGGTTTGTTCGCAACTCTTCGGCAAGTTCAGCAACTTCCGGGTCCGCATAGTAGCCTGGTTGTTCCGATTCAGCCTCCAAGAAGTAAGTTTTACCAACATTAAAATAATCGGCCAACTTCTGAATTACGCCCATTCTAGGAATAGCCTTTAATAGTAACCATTTCCCCACAGTTGATTCACTAACGCCAATAGCTTGGGCTATTTCTCTTTGGTTGATGTTTCGTTCACTCATTAAGTTGGAGAGTCTACTACTGAATAACTTCATTAACCCTTCTTCTTCGGGAGCCCCCAATCGGACTTCTTGGTCGGGGTCTAACATGTAAACCAAAGTATCTAAGTCTTCTCCAATTGCTTTTGCAATTGCACTTAACGTATCAATAGATGGGACTATGGGCTTATTAGAGCGAGTGCTTTTACCACGCTCTAATAGGGAAATATAAGCTTTGCTAAGACCACTTCGCTTGCCGAACTCTTCCATACTTATCCCGTGCTCTTGGCGATATTTTTTAATAATTTCTCCAATAGTTGCCATATACCTTTCACCCTTTCTTGGGATGAATTGTACAACATGATAAACAAAATTGCAAGATAAATGTTTATCATAGTTGACAACTTTTGTTTAACATGGTAAACTCAAAGCAATCGGAAGGGAGGTGATTTTATGGGAATCCCTAACAAGCTAAAGGACATCAGGGAACGGAGCGGGTTGACTCAGAGCGAATTAGCCATTAGGGCTAATGTTGCTCGAGGTCTTATTATAGGCCTTGAGAACGGCTCTGTAAGGGTTGTACGCACAAGCACTTTAACCAAAATTGCCGAAGCTCTCAACAAAAAAGTCACGTCTATTTTTTTTACAGACTAGGTTTACCATGGTAAACAACAACCGCAAACAAGGAGGGAAGTAGATGAACGAAAAAGAAAAAGAGCTTCGTATGGACGAAGCTCCGTTTAACAGTAGAAAACATTTGAAATTGTTACATCTGTATATCGGAATCAGGGAAGAAATCGTGGAAGTCACACAAAAACATCTTGGTGATATTGATGCCGAGCAGGAACGCCTGAATTTGATATATTCATTGGCTGACAAAGGCGTCTATGAAGAGTTACGAGAACTGAGTCATCGCAACCTTAAATAATACATCTAGAGTCAAGGGTAAGGCGTTGGCCTTAATGTAGTCTTTGATTTTATCAAGACTACTGCGGTCAGCAATAGCGTCTATAAATTGCTGACCTTTGATGGTTAAGCCTATCTCTAAATAATCGTATTCTCTATCTTTGCATCGAGCATCAATGGCGTATAAAAAGCCCTCTTGAATGAGAAGGTGAACGTGATAATCACTTGTTAGCGGGGGAATGCCTTCAAAACGAAGCGAGTAATTACTCTTTACGGTGGGGGTGGGGGACTCTTCAACAACTAATAAAATAGCCCTGAATAGTTCTAAATCTAAGCGCATAACAAAATCAACTCCTTAAAGGTGTTTTTTACAGCATACCACGAACACAACAATTTAAATATAGGACCTCAACAAAAAAGAAAGGAGAGGGAAGGAAATGCATTACTTAACTTGGTACATACTTCAGGCGATTCGAGAGAACAGTGATGAATATTGGGCATGGAAGGCAGAAAGGAGCAAATCACATGGAAGTCTTGGCAATCGGAACGAGTGCGGTAGTAGGGATACTGACATTAATATTAGCCATTCAAGAATTTAGAAAAGGAGCGTAGAGGATGAATCAATTACAAGTTTTTAATAATACGGAGTTCGGACAAGTCCGGACAATGATGATTGACGGATCGCCTTGGTTCGTAGCAAAAGATGTTTGCGAGTGCTTAGGGCTTACCAATCCGACAATGTCGGTAGGGCAATTAGATGAAGATGAACGGGCTAAGTTCAACTTAGGTCGTCAAGGGAATACTAATATTATCAACGAATACGGGCTGTATAACCTAGTGCTTTCGAGTCGCAAACCTTCAGCGAAAGCGTTCAAACGTTGGATAACTCACGAAGTCATTCCGGCAATTCGTAAGCACGGAGCGTATATGACCGGTGAAACATTGGAACAGGCGTTAACATCACCGGATTTTCTCATCCGCTTAGCAACAGAACTCAAGACTGAACAAGAGGCACGAAAAATGGCAGAAGCACAGATTGAAGCAGATAAGCCGAAAGTTTTATTTGCGGATTCGGTTGCTGCAAGCCACGGCAGCATCTTGGTTGGCGAATTGGCAAAGCTACTTAATCAGAACGGAATCGATATCGGACAGAATCGATTATTCAACTGGCTCCGTGAAAACGGGTACCTGATTTGCCGCAAGGGTACGGATTACAACATGCCGACACAGAGAAGTATGGAAATGCAACTGTTCAGTATTAAGGAAACGGCCATTACGCATAGCGACGGTCACGTTTCTATCAGTAAGACGGTCAAGGTCACAGGCAAAGGCCAGTTGTATTTCGTTAATAAATTCTTGAAGGGGGCATAAAGTGATGCGGAAACAGATGGAACTCACAACACCGGCTGCGTGGATCAATCGACGGTACTACGAACTACAGGCCGCCGAGTCGATGCCGGTTATTGAAGAAGAGCCGGACGACTTCAAGGCCACACTAAAAGAAGGCATAAAGATTGGCATCGGAGCTTTCACGGTATACCTAATCATTGCGATGGCAATCATCATCCTATGAGTACGGTACGAAATAAAGCAAAGAAAAAACCGCATCTGCGGCAACAGGTGCGGTTTCAACAGTAAAACAAATACTTAAATTGCTACTAGTGTAGCAGAAACGGAGAAAAAACACAATGAATGCAAAACTCATCATGACAGTAGAGGAAATGAAAGACCGTAAGGCCTGGGAAAAACTTCGGAACATCGGGATCGGCGGTAGTGACGCTGCTATCATAGCCGGACTCAATCGGTGGAAATCACCGTTCAAGTTATGGCAGGAAAAGACTGGTCAGGTAGAGCCTGAAGACCTCTCAGACAATGAGTACATATACTGGGGGAACGTTCACGAACAAGCGGTTGCGAACCGATTCACAGAGCTTACGGGATTAAAAGTAAAAAAATGCGGAACGCTTCAATCGCTTGATTACCCGTTCATGATAGCTAACGTCGACCGCCTGGTCGTAGGTGAAAACGCCGGCCTGGAATGCAAGACGGCCAACGGATTCAAGGCCAAAGAGTGGGAAGGCGATAACGTTCCCGACGGGTATTACCTACAATGCCAACACTACATGGCGGTTACAGGTTGCGAAAAGTGGTATATCGCTTGCTTAATCGGCGGTAATCACTTCGTGCGGAAGGAGATACCCAGGAACGAAGAAGATATAACCGCACTCATTGAGGCCGAGAAGGCTTTTTGGGAAGACAACGTCAAAGGCGGTATCATGCCGGATGTAGACGGCTCGAAAAGTTGTTCACAGGCCTTGGCCGAACGATTCCCGGGAGGCGTGACCGACAGCATCACATTGCCGAAGGAAGCGGACGAGCTACTCGCCGAAATTGACGAGTTAAACGAGGCGGCCGATAGAATCAAGGAGCAAATCGAAAGCAAGAAGAACGGCATCAAGCTAATGCTTGGCGACCACGAAGTCGCTTACGCCGGTGAACGTAAAGTCACCTGGAAGACGCAAGCCGGACGGGTCACGGTAGACAGCAAGAAGCTGAAGGCCGAAATGCCGGACGTATACGAGAAATACAGCAAGCAAGGCAATCCGATTAGAGTATTCAAAATTTAAGGAGGAATATCACAATGGCAACAACAAAAGGCGGCATCATGACAACGAAAGCAAATAAGGTAGACGGAGTAAAGAGTATGAAGGACCTCGTCGTAAGCATGGGCGACCAAATTCAGAAGGCGTTACCGACAGTCATCACGGGTGAGAGATTCACCCGTATGGTACTTACGGCGATGAGCAGCAACCCTCAATTACAGCAATGCACTCCGAAATCGTTCCTGGGGGCGATGATGCAAGCGGCACAACTTGGCGTAGAGCCGAACACGCCGCTCGGCCAAGCATATCTCATCCCGTACAAGAATAAAGGCACGCTCGAATGCCAATTCCAATTGGGATACAAGGGCCTTATCGACCTGGCATACAGGAGTGGCGAGGTCCGGGATATACAGGCACACGAGGTACACGAAAACGACGAATTCGAATATGAATTAGGACTCGAACCGAAGCTCCGGCACGTACCGGCTACAAGCAATCGAGGGGCGGTCATTGCCTACTATGCCGTATTCCATACCAAGGACGGCGGTTACGGATTCGAGGTTATGAGTGCCGAGGACGTAAAGAATCACGCCAAGAAGTACAGCCAGGCATACGGAAGTAATTACAGCCCTTGGGCTAAAAACTTCGACGAAATGGCAAAAAAGACCGTTCTCAAAAAATGCTTAAAATACGCACCGTTAAAGACCGAATTCGTCCGGGAAATGAGTGCAGACGGAACAATCAAGAAGAACATTACACCGGACATGACCGCCGAACCGGATGAAACGGACTATATAGACGCAGAGGCCGAAACGGTGCCGGACAATGTAGACCCGGCAACGGGCGAAATCAAGACGGAGCAAGAACAGAAGGACGATGCGATTTTAGCGGAATCAATGAACTAAGAAAGGAAGCGGAGGAAGGGCCGGAGCAATTACCGGCCCGAACCCGTTACAGGGCAAAAGAATGGCAGAACGGCGAATGATAGCCAAGAGCATTATCAAATCAGATCAGTTTTTAGACATGCCGGCAACAACGCAGTGCTTGTACTTTCATTTGTTACTAGAAGCCGACGATGACGGTTTTATCAACGCACCTAAATCAATAATGCGAGTGATTGGGGCTAAGGATGATGACATGCGTGTGTTACAGGCCAAGGGATACATCATTCCTTTTGAAAGCGGCGTAATTGTTATTAAGCACTGGAGATTGCACAACAGCTTGCGAAAAGACAGGTATAATCCCAATCCGCAGCTAGAGAATGAACGTAAACAACTGGTTGTTGCGGACAATAAAGAATACCAATTGGCAACCAACTGGCAACCGAATGGCAACCAATTGGCAACCAGTGGTATACCGTTGGTTGCCACAGGTAAGGATAGGTTAGGTAAGGAT